ATGGGTCACGGTGCTAATGACGCGCAAAAAACTGCTGGCATTATTTGGCTAATTCTAATCGCGGCTGGATTAACTACAGCATCTTCAAGCATACCGATGTGGGCTGTGTGGTTAAGCTTCATCGCGATGGGTCTCGGAACACTCGCTGGTGGGTGGAGAATTGTTCAGACTCTTGGATTTAAACTGACTAATCTAACGACGCGCGGAGGATTTACTGCCGAGACTGGCGGCGGTATCATGCTTTTTGTGGCATCTTCGATGGGAATTCCGGTAAGTACAACCCATACTATCACTGGATCTATTCTCGGTGTCGGTGCCAGTCAAACTAATCCTCGTGTTAAATGGAAGAAAGCTAGAGAGATCGTTATCGCGTGGGTGTTGACTATTCCAGCAGCCGCTTCACTCGGCGCAGCGTTCGAACTTCTTTCCCGCGGTATTCTTTAATTAAATATTATAAATAATCGATAGTATCGTTGCGATGCTTTACGTATGAAATTTGATAGGACAATACTATTATGACTCTTGATATCAACGGACTATTTAAGAGCGATTGGCAGGAATCTGTACAAGAAACTTTATCAATTCAAGAATACTTAAATCTTTGTAAACGTGATTCTTTTGTATACTCCTCTGCAGCTGAACGCATGTTACGAGCTATCGGCGAACCAACTAAAGTTGACACCTCAGCGGACACGAGATTAAGTAGAATCTTTTTGAATCGTACGATCAAAGTATATCCAGCATTTAAAGATTTTTACGGCATGGAAGATACTATCGAGCGAATCGTTGGATTCTTTAGACACGCAGCACAGGGTTTGGAAGAAAGAAAGCAAGTACTATACTTGCTCGGACCCGTGGGTGGTGGTAAGTCGTCTTTAGCCGAGAGACTTAAAGAGCTGATGGAAACTCATCCCATTTATGTTCTATGTACAAACGACGAGATTAGTCCAGTATTCGAATCACCGCTCGAGTTGTTTACATCAACAAAATTTCAGTCAGTACTGACGAATGAGTACGGTATCGATAAGAGATACTTGAATACTATTCCTAGCCCGTGGGCAGTTAAGAGACTTAAACAGTTCAACGGTGATATATCTAAATTCTGTGTTCGTAAGATGATGCCATCGAAGCTGGAGCAGATTGCTGTAGTAAAAACAGAACCAGGTGATGAGAACAATCAAGATATCTCGTGCTTGGTCGGTAAAACAGACATTCGAATGCTCGAAAAATTCTCACAGAACGATCCCGATTCTTACTCTTTCTCCGGTGCTCTGTGTAGAGGTAACCAGGGTATCATGGAATTTGTAGAGATGTTTAAGGCACCGATCAAAGTGCTGCATCCTCTTCTAACAGCTACTCAGGAAGGAAACTACGTCGGTACTGAAGCTATTCCGGCTATTCCTTTCAGCGGTATAGTTTTGGCACACTCAAATGAATCTGAGTGGCAAACGTTTAAGAACAACAAGAACAACGAAGCGTTTCTTGATAGAATTTGTGTCATTAAAGTACCGTATTGCTTGCGCGTTACTGAAGAACAAAGCATTTATGAAAAGATGCTAGCGTCTAGCTCATTAAAAAATGAACCGTGTGCTCCAGAAACGTTGAAGCTTCTAAGTCGTTTCAGTGTGTTAACACGTATTCAAGAACACGAGAACAGTGATATTTTTTCTAAACTAAAAGTATATGACGGCGAGAATATTAAAGAAACTGATCCAAGAGCTAAGAGTGTTCAAGAATATCGTGATACCGCCGGTGTAGATGAAGGCATGAATGGCGTATCAACACGATTCGCATTTAAAATTCTATCGCGTGTTTTCAACTATGATCCGGATGAAATCGCTGCTGATCCCGTCCATCTAATGTTAGTACTAGAAGAAGCTATTAGACGAGAACAGTATCCCGAAAGGATCGAAACAGCTTATCTCGGATTTGTCAAGAATTATCTACAAAAAGAATACGTGGAATTCATTGGTTCTGAGATTCAAAAGAACTATCTAGAAGCGTACGAAGATTATGGACAGAACTTATTTCAGAGATACATCTCATACGCAGATCACTGGATGCAAGAGATAGATTATAAAGACCCAGATACTGGTCAGTTATTCAATAGAGAAATTTTAAATACTGAACTTGAAAAGATTGAAAAACCAGCCGGTATTGCTAATCCAAAAGATTTTCGTAATGAAGTAGTTAACTACGTTCTGCGCCAGTCAGCTAAGACTGGTAAGCAGGTTAGTTGGTTGAGTTACGAGAAGCTTCGTAAAGTTATTGAAAAGAAGATGTTCTCAGCTACAGAAGAACTTCTACCGATCATTAGTTTTGGTGCTAAAGCTACTACTGAAGATCAGAAGAAGCACGACGATTTCGTTTCACGCATGGTTAATAAGGGTTATACATCCAAGCAAGTTAGGCGCTTGGTTGAGTTTTATATGCGCGTGAGCAAGTCGAGCTAGCAAAATGTCTTTACCAACGATCATAGATCGTCGCAAGAATCCATCACAGAAATCTCTTAGTAATCGTCAAAGATTCATTGAGAGATTTCGTGATCAGATAAAAGATAGTGCTAAGAGGAGTATCAAGGGAAGAAGTATTTCTGATTCAGGTGATCAGGAAGTATCAATAGACGATACTTCTGGTATTGATGAACCTCATTTTAGATCAAATCCTGATTCTGGTGAAAGAGATATAGTATTACCAGGAAATGATGGTCATCTTCCCGGTGATTCTATTAAAAAACCACAGAGTGGCGACGGTGGTGGCAGCGGCAAGAACGGTGCTAAGAAAGCAGAGGGTGAAGATGAATTCACGTTTTTGCTCAGTTATGATGAATACTTAGATATGATTTTTGATGATCTGGAATTACCAGATCTAATAAAAATTAGTGATGCTTTTATTACTACTCATCAATTAAGACACGCAGGATTTACTACATTCGGGGTTCCAACTAATTTAAATGTTGAAAGAACAGCTATAGCCGGCCTTAGTCGTCGTATAGCACTTAAATCACCAAAAACTTCTAGAATAGCTGAATTAGAAAAGCTATTGGAAGAAGAAACTGATGAAGAAAAGAGAACAGCTATTCTAGCTGAAATAGAAGAATTGCGTGTTAGATCTAATGCTATTCGTTTCTTAGATAACGTTGATTTACGTTATAATAATTTTGTTCCCCAACCAAAACCTATAACAAAGGCAGTGATGTTTTGCATCATGGATATCAGTTATAGTATGGGCGAGCGTGAAAAAACAATAGCTAAGAAATTCTTTTTGTTGTTACATTTATTCCTAAAGAAAAAATACAAGGATTTAGATGTAATATTCATTAGACATCACGATGAAGCTAGTGAATGTAATGAGCAAGAATTCTTTACTAGTAGAAGTACCGGAGGTACTATTGTTAGTACGGCGTATGATCTTACTAAAAAGATAATTGATGATAGATATCCTGTGAGTGACTGGAATATCTACGTAGCTCAAGCTTCAGACGGTGATAATTATAATGAAGATAATGAGACTTGTTCTATAATGCTCGATAAACTGCTCCCTGTATGTCAGTTTTTTTCTTATATAGAAATAGTATCACCTAGATACGATGAATTCATATACAATTTTTATGCAAATAACGAAAGTTTCTTGTGGGAAATAATAGCTTCAGCGGCTGATAAGTATCCACAGGTTGAGATGGAACAGATAGTCGATGAAGATGACATAGTTCCAGTGTTTCGTAGTTTCTTTGAAAGAAAAATAGATGACTGAAGTTCTTTGGAAAGAGTCCGATTGGAATTTTGAAAAAATTCAGAAAGTTTATGATGCGTGTGAAGAGATAGCTATCAAAGAGCTTAAATTGAATACGTATCCGAATCAAATAGAAATTATATCTAGTGAACAGATGTTAGATGCTTACGCTAGCATCGGTATGCCTATTTTTTATAAGCACTGGAGTTTTGGTAAACATTTTTTGAGCAATCAAAAAAGCTATCAGAAAGGTCATTCCGGTTTAGCGTTTGAGATAGTTATTAATTCTAGTCCAACCATTAATTACTTAATGGAAGATAATACTATGACTACTCAAGCTTTAGTCATAGCACACGCGGCGTTTGGGCACAATCATTTCTTCAAGAACAATTATCTTTTTAAGCAATGGACTGATGCAGAAGGTATTATTGATTATTTAATTTTTGCTAAAGATTATATCAACGAGCAAGAAATTAAGCACGGTCGCGGAAACGTAGAAAGATGGTTAGATAGCTGCCATGCACTCATGGATTACGGTGTTAGCAGGTACAAGCGCCCGAGTAAGATTAGTAAAGAAAAAGAAAAAGAAAGACAGCGTGAAAGATCGGAATATCTACAGAAAAGAGTAACTGAATTTTATAGACTACTTCCACCCGAGCCGGGTTCTATAGATGATAATAGTCCGATTAAGAAGTTTCCGGAACAACCAGAAGAAAATTTACTATACTTTTTTGAAAAATATAGTCCAGATTTAGATATATGGCAGAGAGAAATACTAAGAATTGTAAGAAAAATTGCACAGTATTTCTATCCCCAGGGTCAAACAAAAGTGATGAATGAGGGTTTTGCTAGTCTAGTTCATTACGAGATTATGAACAGGCTACACGATAAGGGTTTAACTACTGAAGCGGCACATCTCGAGTTTTTAGACTTACATAGTAGTGTTTTAACACAGCTACCGTACAGTAGTAAGTATTTTCACGGATTCAATCCTTATAAATTAGGATTTACTATGTTGCGCGACATTCAAAGAATGTGCCAAAATCCTACCGCAGAAGACCTTGAATACTTTCCCAGCATTAAAAATGCTGATTCTTGGGACATTATTCTTGATTCAGTGGAAAATTATAGAGACGAAAGCTTCATTAGACAGTGGTTGAGTCCAAAAGTCATGCGTGATTTAAAACTTTTTTCATTATTTGATGATAGAAAAGACACTGAAAAATATGTAGTTAAGAATATACACAATAAAAGTGGTTATGAAGCTCTAAAAGAGCAACTGGCTGATCAATATTTGGAATCTGTGATGGTACCAAGGCTTGAAGTAGACAATTTAAACAAAAGAAATAGGACTTTAACGTTAAAATATACTAGTCACCGTGGTTCTAGACTGTCAAATATTGAAAAAATGCTACCCCACTTAAGAAATCTGTGGAGTAATCATAAAATTGAGATACGAGACGAGTCTGGTTTATTAATTGGCTACATTTAATGGTTGACATAACCTTAAAGATGGTTTAATATTACTTTATATTCAGTGACGGCGTATAGTTTAATGGTAAAACAGCGGTCTTATAATCCGTATTAGCTCTAGATGGGAGCATGTTCTCGGTTCGAGTCCGGGTGCGCCGATATTATGGAAAAATTTTATGAAAATACACACAAGTAACACATTTCCTTATGAAATTGAATGTATTAAGCAAGAAAAACACTTAGATTACATCGAAGCGGTCATTTATTGGTGTGATCAACGCGGATTAGATGTAGAATATGCTGCTTCTATGATTAAAAAGGATTTAGTACTTAAATCTAAGATTCAGGTCGAAGCAGAAAACATCAATGTTCTTAAAAAGACGGCGAGATTGCCCGTATGACTCCCTTTGAAGCGTATAAAACATACATTGCTTTAAAAAAGCACTTTACTAGTGAATCATACGATTATTTTAAGTACAACGGTAAGCTGAAGCTTAATCAGGACAACTTCTTAAAAAGAAGAGATAAGTTTTTTTACGAAAAACTAGCTAGAAAAAATGATCTAGTAAATTTTTTGCTATCTAATCTGGTATTGAATCCAAATATTTGGATTCGTGATTTACTTAATGATTCTGCTGAACAGAATTACACTAGCTGGTTGAAGCGTATTCAATCACTCACATATACTATCAGCGAAGAAACTTCAAATCTTCTAGATGATTTTGATAAAAATTTTGTAATTGAAGAAGCTTCACACCCGTATCTTCTTCAATTATATTTGTCTAATAAAGTCTCGATCGAGACTTTATGTGTACTTTCTGATCTTGTGGGCTTTAAGAGTATCTGGGATAAGAAATTATCAGATGATATAGTGTGGAAAGAAGTTTCACAAATGATTGGAAAGTATTTGCGATTTATTAACTACGACAAGGAGAAGATTAGGCAAATATTAGTTGACAAATTCACACTTTAGGTGTTATATATAATCATGGAACTAATTTAGTTCCATATACAATAAAATATATTAAACATATTAAATATACGGAGTTATACATGGTAGATTTTGCTACACTAAAAAAGAATTCATCGAGCATGTTCGATAAGCTAACTCAGGAAGTTACTAAGCTCAATAATGTTGAGTACGGCGGCGATGATCGCTTCTGGTATCCTGATGTTGATAAGGCTGGTAACGGTTATGCCGTTATTCGATTTCTTCCTGCCCCCGGTGACGAAGATGTACCCTTTGTTCGCATTTGGACACACGGCTTTAAGGGTCCAACTGGCCAGTGGTATATTGAAAACTCTCTAACTACTATCGGCAAGCCCGATCCCGTTGGTGATATGAATTCCAAGCTTTGGAATATGTCGACAGATGATGACTCACCCTCTCGCAAGCAAGCGCGTAATCAGAAGCGTAAGCTTGGATTCGTGAGTAACGTATACGTAGTTCAGGATTCTCTAAATCCAGAGAATAACGGCAAGGTTTTTCTTTTCCGATACGGCAAGAAGATTTTTGACAAGATCAATGAAGCTATGAACCCGCAGTTTGCTGATGAAGCAAAAATGAATCCGTTCGATCTTTGGGATGGCGCTAACTTTAAAGTAAAGATTCGTAACGTTGAAGGCTATCGCAACTACGATAAGTCTGAATTTGGTGAGCGTGGACCACTATCAGACGATGATAAGGCTCTGGAGAATATCTGGAAGCAGTGCCATTCTCTACAGGAATTCCTAAAGCCAGAAAACTTTAAGAGTTATGATGAACTAAAGCTTAAGCTCGATAAGGTTCTTGGTCTTGATCAAGTAACGGTAACCGAGAATAATCGTATTCGTTCAGCTCAGACACCTGCTGAAGATCAGCTTCCATGGTCTGAACCAAAGACCCACAATCAGCGTCAGCAAACACAGACAGCAGTTAATGTATCTGATGATGACGATGATATGGAATTCTTCAAGAAGCTTGCATCTAAAGACTAACTAAAAGAGGGGAAATTCCCCTCTTTTTTTATGCCGCTAAATTGTAAGCTGACATACCAAATAATTTTTGATATCGAATAGTAGCATCCGGGGGTTCAACATTCCCGGGATCGTTTGGATCTATCGGTGTTTGTATAGCACCGATACCGCGCTCAGCTTGAGCTGGTTCTTGATTGAACGGCGTAACGTTAACGATTGGTCGTGAACCGGCAGCAGATACAGCTTCATTTGTTTGTGAAGCTTGTAGTGCTGTAATACCAGTGTTATTGGGTGAATTGATTAATTCAGCTCCGGAACTATTACTAGCAGAAGTCGATTCTACACTTGGTGCTGCAGCGGTGTCTGGTGTAGATGGTGCAACCGTTGCATCTTGTTTCTGATCAGAACCAGCTGATATTAACGGCGCTGGATCTACTTGTTTACCGTCTTTTATAATTTCAAAGTGTAAGTGCGGTCCAGTAGATCTACCGGTATTTCCGGAATTGCCAATGATATCACCAGCTTTTACTTGTTGGCCTTCTTTAACACCTATGTTAGATAAGTGCGCGTATCTAGTCTCAGTGCCATCTTGAGATTTAATAGTAACTAAATTGCCGTAACCACCATTATCTCCTGTATTAGCTTTTATAACGGTACCGGCAACTGCAGCTTTAACTGGTGTACCCATTTTAGAACCAAAATCGATTCCTTTATGATCACCACCAGCTCTCATACCGAACGGTGATGTTACTTGATCATCTACTGGTCTAATAAAATCACCTGATGTTACTGGCGGCGGCGTTTCTGGGCTCGGAAGATTATTTACGGCCGCAGCTAATGGATCATTGACTGCAGCTGTTGCAGCAGCGTTAGTAGTAGTTAGTGGTGATGTAGAAATTGGTACTGGAGCTATATTTTGATTAGATATAGATCGTATTGATTCGCTGGGTGCATTTTTGACTCTGAATTCAAAATTATCAGCGCTGAATATAATATTAGAAGCCGTTAATTTTATTTCATCTTGTAATTCTGTATTACTGTCAGTAGATGATATTTTTGTTATATTTTCATTTTGCGCTGGAGTAGCCTGAAAAGATTGTTTTTGTATATTACCAGGAGTTATTCTCATGGTAGGTATACCATCATCAGAATCTTTGTATATTTTTCCCGGCGGTATTACTGGTGCAGCTGGTGTTGGTGTTGGAGTTACTGACGGTGCTGTTGGATTTGCAGGTACACTTGGAGTTACTGTTGTAGGTGCAGCTGGTGTTGGTGTTGGAGTTACTGGCGGTGCAGGTGAAACAGTGTCTTGTTGTTCCGCATCAACATTATCTGTCGGCGGTATTACTGGTGCAGCTGGTACTACGGGTGCTGGTGGTACTACTGGTTCTGCTAGTGGTACTGGTGCTGCTGGTGGTACAACAGGTGCTGCTGGTGGTACAACAGGTGCTGCTGGTGGTACTGGTGCTGCTGGTACTGTTACTTCAGGTGGTAACGTTACTGCAGGTGCT